CCTGTTCCGTTTGCTTTATCTGCTTTCTTTCTTGAAAGAGAAATACACACATCAGTAATCATAATTTTGTCATATGATCCTGCTGCCTTATCTCCTTCTACTATGTCGTCTTTTGCTCCTGCACGATTTACTTGAGAAACTGACCAAATAGGTATATCTAATTGACGAGCCAATCCTTTAGTGCTTTGATAAATATCATCAATTTCTCCCTTACGATCAGCTGTTTTCTTTTTTGTACCTAATAAATCAACATAATCAATAATTACTAAATCTGGTTTTATTCCCATATCAGTAATCTTAGTTATATGTGATTCAACTGTTGATATAGTTGCGCGACCTGTTGGGAATTCTTTAATAATTAATTTACCCTCTAAACTAGGCATTATTTCTTCTATTCTTTCTCTATTTTTTAGAATTTTATCAACTGGTATCTTACTAAAGAAAGCATCATATCTTCTCCCTACATATTGTTCACCTAACTCTAAAGTATAATGAACAACATTATATCCCATCTTTACAGCAAATCCTCCTAACGCAACTAATGACCAAGATTTACCACCCCCAGGATTACCAAATATTAATCCAAAATCTCCATTACCTAATCCTCCTTGTAACAATTCATTAATCCTTGTCCAAGGTGTTGGAATAGTAGTTCTAGCATCTTCTCTAAATCTTGATTCTAAATCTTTTAAATACTCATGTCCTACATTTTTATCATTTCCAGCCTGTAAAGCACTTGATATTATTGTTTTTATTGAATCAAAATCCCCTGCTTTTAATAAATCTACAGAAGACATTAATGCTTTTTTTATTTGTTGGTTTTTACAAAATCCAGTAAATTCTTCTTGTACATATTCTAAATCATCATCAGATGCCTGATATGCTTCCCTTAATTGCTCTTTAATCGATAATTGTAATACCTCATTATCTATTTTTTGTACTTCAACCTTTAAAATATCCATCGAAGGTGTAGTATGATATTTATCATAATATCTTAATACCTCCTTAATAATCCATTTATGAGCTTGATTATCAAAATATTCATCACTTAGAATATCCTGAATATTAACCAAAAATTCCTTATGTGTTAATAAGGAAGATAGTACCTTTATTTGAAAGTGAGGACCATATTGGTTTAGGTTTTTTAACGTCATATAACTTATTTTTTTATAACTAATTTTTCGAATAAATCCTTTACCCAAAATTCTACATTTCGTATCATACCACCTAATTTGTCTTGGTGGTAAAACGCTACGAACTGCTCTGGAAGATAAGGAGGAATATCTGAACTGACAAGCTTATCTAAATATTCTTCTTCTTTTTTGCTTATCATTGGATTGTCTAGATCCATTATTTTGTAGTTTTTTTCCATTTCATCCATATTTTGGAGGACACGAGCATAAACTACATGATCTTTTAATTTAGCTTCACATATAGTAAATATGTCTTCTAAATTCATATCACGCTCCATTAATTCAGGGAATTTTTTATATAATCCTTTTTCACCTAAACCTTTGACACCCTTAATTTTATCTGAATTATCACCTAATAGTGTTTTATGTAATATAAAGTTTTTAGGTGACATTTTATACTTATCAATAACTGTTTGTTCTGTATAGTATTCTTTTTCCATAGGGCGATACACTATAACATTATCGTTTACTAATTGAATAAAATCCTTATCTGAAGATACTATAAACGCTTTATCCTCTGGTTTATTAATTACTTTATTACATAAATAAGCTATAATATCATCAGCTTCAACCTTATCAATACTAACAGTTTTAACAGGTAGAGTTTTTAGGTATTGAATTATCCTTACCATTTGATCCACTTTGGAATCATCTTCATCCCGCTTATCATCAAAAGCATCCCAATTAGTTATACGTTGTAAGTCTCTACCGGATTTGTATAATGGGTTTATGTTTTTTCTATTATTAGCAGATCCAGCTCCATCAAATACTACATAAACTTGTGTTGGATCCATTTGGCGAATCATAGCACCTAATGAACGAAAAAAACCACCTAAACCTCCTATATGGACACCATCTGGATTTACCATATTCATTACTGCAAAATTCCTAAAGAATAAATTTAAACCATCTATAAATAATATTCTTTCACTTTGTGCAGTTTCCTCCCCTTGTTCTTGAATTCCATCAAGAAGCTTAAATAGTTCTTTTTGTTTCATATGCTGTTTTTATGCCCGGAATATACGAAAAATATCCCGGGTATCAAAGTTTACTGTGGCTCGTCTCCAAAAGATGTTATATCTGAGTATGCTTGATCTTCTTCAACTACTCTAAAATCATCACCACCCAGAATTTTCTTCCAATCTTCTTTTCTATCCTCTTTATACTTTTTCAACTCTTTATCGTTGTCATTTATAAATCCATGAGGAGTCATAACTATTTTACCTCTAGTAGTAACACCATTAATGTGATTTTTATCAATTTGAATATTTACTCTTTTAGCAAATTCAACTTGTTTACCATCTTTAATAGCTTTAATCTTAGATGTACCAGCAGACATAATATTACCAAATGTAACTACAAATGTTGAGTCAAACCACATTGCATAACCACCTTTATTCATTAATTTAGGTTTACCCATTGGTGATTCAGCTTTTAATGTCCACACTTTATTAATACAAACTAAGGTATTGGTATAAGGTGATGACTCTTTTCTGGATAATGTAATTTTTTGGTTTACACTATTACCAAATTGAGTTGACATAGCACCTGCATTCCATTCATTGTTATTTTTATTTGATTTAATAGACATCTCACAAGGTACTGAACCAATTGAATCCCATAGGAATAATAAATCATATGGTAAATTACCTTTCTTTTGTTCATCAATTAGATCTAAAATAAACCCAGCAACATCCTCAATAGAATTAATAGTTTCTCTATCTACATAAATAAAGTTACCTTCATAATTTTCTACTTCACCCGTTTCTTCATTTATAACTTCTCTAACATCCATACCCATCATTTTTGCATGATCCCAAGACCATTTCATCTCTGTAATAATGAATACTGGTAGAATTTTACGGGTTTGGGCAGCAACAGCTGCTTCTAAAAGCGCTGTTGTCTTACCTGTATCTGAATGTCCTCTAAGAAGAACAATATGACCCATAGGAATACCTGGAATTGAAGTTACATCCTGAAATGCTGGTGATAAAGGGATCCATTCCTGGTCTTTAAACTTAATGTTTTGTTTTAAGCCCTTTTTCTCTTTAAATGCATCTAAATTGAAATTTGATTGTATTTCTGCAGAGACTGCCTCCGATAGTGATTTTTTCTTTTTCGCCATGTATTATTTTATTTATTAAAACGGTAAATCGTTTTTCTCTTCTTTGTCGTCCTTAAATAAATCATCAAACTGATCTACTTTAGCTTTACCTTTATTAGTATCCAATGAGTAATTTTTCTTCTCACCATCAAATGGTACAGATGGTTCAGATGAAATAGCACCTTCTTGCTCATCAGGAGATAAAAACTCTTGTAACCCAGCTTTAACCTCATCAAATGTTAGTCTTTTAAATACTTTCATTGGGTCTGGTTGATTATCAATAACATTTTTTACAATGTTTTGATCACTAGATATTGGTGATGTTTTTAAAGATGGTCCTACTGATGTACTATTATAAGGAGTTCCTGTTACTTCAGGTCCTACAGTAGTTAATTTAATATCTCTACCTTCTGTCATATCAGTAAAATCTCCAATTTCATCATCAGAAGCCATGTTTAAGAAGTCTTGGTATACTTGCTTACCAAATTGCCATAATTTAACACCTTCGTCTTCTTGTCCTCTTACTATAATAGGAGCAAAAATACGAGTTTTAGCATCTAATTTTTTAGCTAATCTCCAATTTTCTTTATCAGATGATTGACGTAATTGTTTTGTGAACTCTTGAATTGGATCTTTTTCACCCCAATTTTGTGGTGATGCCATTACTCTTGGCCCAATTCCATAATAAAATAACATTTCTGTGAATGGTATTTGTTTGTTGTACTTATTAGGTACTACTCTAACTACTTGTTTTCCTACAGATGGTTTCCAAAATATATTATTTTGTTTACCTCCAGAATTGTTGTTAGATTGTTTGTTTAGTGACTCTAAACGTTGTTTGATCAAATTTAAATCCATAATGATAACTATTTTTGTTTATAACTTTTTATTAATGATGTAAATATACGAACTATAATTAAGTAATCCTAACTATACTTCAAGAATTTTATGAATCTTAGTTTTTAATTGCTTCAATTCATCTCTTTGGGTAAGTAAAATTGTATTTCTATAATGTTCCCAAGTAATTGGGAATTTAGTATCAACTACTCCTCCATTTAATTTTTTGATTAATTCATTAAGAGCATTTATAGTATACAATGTGTTTGATTCTTTTTTTCTATGTACTAGAATTGTATTTTGTGGTAAGCTATCTAGATTTGCCTGATCAATATTATATGTGCAAACATATTCGTCATTGCTTTTAATATGCAATACAAATATCTTATTATACATGATATCATACTTAGAAGTTAATCCATTAATTAATGAATCTAACTCATCTAATGTAGTAAATGTGCAAAATAATTTGTTGTTCAAATCTTTTATGTTTAGTGTAGAGAACTCGTTAAAGTCATCTACAGTATACATATTAACCGGTTTATCTAAAATCGTAGTTGCTTCCATAACTTTCTTTTATTGTTAATTTATATTTTTTTATTATTTGCTTAATTTCATCAATTAAATCCTCTTCCCCCTCTTTAAAATCAAACAAAAAGCTATCATAAGTATATAAGACTAGCTCAGTTTTCCGGTTTCTTAATGATTTAAATATATCCCACAATATACGAATATTCATTGCGGTCTCCAAGTTTTGGAGAACATAATTCAATAATTTTTGGGGTTTCATGTCATTTAAAGCGTCTTTTTTATACACATGCTTTGAAACAGGACACTCTATCCAACCTTTTTCATTAAATTTCAACCACAAATCATCTACATATATTTGTACTCTTTGAAAAAATTCCAGATCTTTAAACTGCTCGAATACTCCTCCGTATAGTTGTTTGAATGTTAGCTCTTTAGATTTTTGGTAATCCACCCCATACATTTTCGCAAATGATTTGTGAATATCTTCATCACCAAAATCATACCCAACCAACAACCCAAGAAGAGTAGGATGATAAGCACCAATATCCAACTCAATAAACTTATCGTTACGTGGAATGAAACTCTTCCTACATCCATTATCCTTG